ACGAAATCCCATTAGTAGGATCTTTAAAATAAGTGGAATCATCAAGCAAAATAGGGCGATTACCCGCAAAGTCACCTGTTGGGCCTAATGTTCTATGAATCTGATTAGGAGTCCAAGTAAATACTTGATCTTGGGTAGAAAAAACTGATAGACGTTCAGTATTCCATGAATCAATCATTTGATTCAAAGCGTTCAAAGCATCTTGTGAAGTATTGGCAGAAGGCGTTTCACCCTCGGCAAGCATACCGATTAAACGTAATGCTGCATTAATTTGATCACCGGCGGTTGTCGCCATAGCCTACTCCTTACTGTGCGGTTTTACGACGTCTTTTTACTTCCAGTGTGTTAACAGGAGCCGCAATAATTTTTTCTATTACTTCAACTAAAACTTCAGGTTGCGTACCTAAAGTATAGCGTTCCCAACCATTTTTTTCATCAAATTCTGCTTCTAATTCCATTGTTGCCACTTTAGTTCCGTGGTCAGGATGCTTCAAATAAATTATAGGCATGATTTTTTCAATTAGATAGGGGGTAATTAAACCCCCTATTTATTACGATGCGCCGTGAATAATAGCAAAATTGATAATAACGGCTTCAGAATATGAAGTAGAAGCAGTTAAATTTCGCAAAGTAATCAAAGCAGAACCCGCAGCTAAATAAGAAACGTAAGTAGTGTAAGCCCCAGCAGCGCTACCAGTAGTATTACTAGAAACGCACACAATGATTGTGTCATTTGCGGAGATCAAGCTATTGGTTAACGTAAAAGATACTGCGGTAGCCCCAGCTAAAGCGGCGTTGTTCATTGTGATACGACCAGCAGATTTGTTTAGAGTTACCCCTGTAGATTTATCTGTTGCTTGTGTCACAGTGCCTTGAGCGGCTGTGCTATAACCAAGTTCTTGGCTTGCGTAGCAAATAGTAAATTCGGGGTCGCTATATGCGACGCCGCTTGCTTGTGTATTTGGCATAATTTTTCCTTAAAAAACCCACCCCGAAGGGTGGGATATTACATTAAGCTATACGGTAAAGAGTCCAAGCTGCGTCGCCTGTTTTACGGGCGCGGAAAGCTTGTGCTGTACCAGCAGTAGCAACAACAGTCATCAGACCAACCAAAGTCCAACCAGTGTTTGTTGTTAAAGTAACAACGCCAGATGAACTTCCATCTACGTTAATTACGTTAAAATCAAACGAGCTATTTGGTTTTGCGCTAGAAATTAACGCATCCAAATCAGCACAAGTAGGAAGTTGATAAGAAACTGCGCTTGTTCCTGGGTTACCAAGAATGATGCCATTTGATACTTGAGCAGCAGTCAAGGTTACACCAGTAGTCAAAGACACAGGAGCAGGTTGAATCAGTAAATCTACTTCGGATAAATTGCCGTCACCAAGTTGGTAACCGCCAGCGCCATTAGGTAGTGCCATGATATGTTTCCTTAAAAAATAAGTTTAAAAAGCCCCCGCTTGCGCGGGAGCATTTAGGTTTAGCCCCAGATACGGCAAGCCATTGCTGGACGAATCGTGCTAAAGCCATACAATACGTCAATACGGCAAGGTAAACGGTCATTATTGATGTCATACTGACGTACAACACGCATAGAGATACCGTTGTGAACTTGGCGGGAAGCCATGTCAACACCTTGTGGTAACAACAAGTCAGCGGTCGCAAAAGTGATCGCATCTTTGTGGTAAACCAAGTTTTGAGCGTACTGGCTAGAAGCTGAACCTACCATTGTTACTACAGCAGTAGCTACTGGGAATGAATCCACAGTTGCAAGAGCGTTAGCAGATGTGTAGATAGCTGGGCTAATAGACAATGTAGCTGTAGAAGAACCAGTTGCAGCAGCAGTTACGGTGAACTGTTGCAGGCTACCTGTTGACTCACGGGTTTGTGGGTTAACTGCGTAAACACTAGCAATAGTGAATACATCACCTACGTTCCAAGTCTTGCTAGAACCAGTAAAGCTAATACCTAAAGTAGCTTGACCTTCAGTAGCAACTGTTGAAGTTACAGTGATAGTTGTACCCCAAGAACCAGTTGTATGTTGCTTAATAGATTGGCTCATGTTGATTTCTTCAAAGCCCAATACACCCATACCCATCATGCCATTCTTGAACTGACGGCTGATTGTGTCTGTAGGATTAAACAGACCTTTCATGCCTTCAACCAAACCTGCGTTAGCTGCTGGGTTAACAGTAGCGTAACGTGGGGACATAACAGCAGCGTTTTCGTTCAGTTTTTGTTGAGCTTGCAACAGAACCAAAGAAGTAGCTGGAGTTGTACCAGGCGTACCAACTGAGCTATAGATAGCTTTGTAGCTGTTAGCTACGTCAGCATCAATAGAAGAAGCCAACTGAGAGATACGCGGTTTTAAAACACGTTCTGCAAAGTCATCTAACTGCATTGTCAATTCAGCAGAGGTGAAGTTAACACCAATGTGCTTTTGACTAGCAACAGACAAAGTTGTGTACTGTTCGTTGTCGTCTTGAACTTGCAAGGCGGCACCGTCAGTTACCAAAGCGCGGTCTGGTAGACGAATACGGAGAGTAGAACCAATTTTTGCGCCTTCAACAGCGAAAGAATCGTCATACTGGCGATTTACGTTACGAGTAAGCACAAGGTTGTTCTCAAGGATCTCGAGAGCTTTTCTTGTGATCATGTCGATGGTTAAGATCGAATTTGACATAATAAAGTCCTAATTAAAAAATAGTTAGCGGTTTCTCTGCGCTTCCCACTTCTTGATCTGACGTTGGCGGTCTGCTTCAATCCACTCTGAAGTCGTCATGCTTTTAATGGCACGAGGATCCGTTGTGTCTGTTGCAGGCGATCCAGAGGATCTTGCCGTAATCGGAGCAATTGGTGCTGGGGCGCTCGAAGTCTTTTTTACAACGGGATTATCAGCTAATTTAGCCTCAATTTTCCCTAATTCTTTGGCCTGCTGGAGTGGCGTTAAACGAGAAATACGCTCCGCTTCTTTCGGATTAGACCCAAGGTAATAAGCCATATCGGGGCCAACATCTGAAGATTGAATCGTTTGAGCCATCGCGTCAGTAATTGGAAGTTTGGGATTGTAGGCAACTTGTTCAAAGTCGTCATATTTAACCCGCGCTTCTTCTTCTTTGTCGTGATAGGACTCAATGATCTCAGACTGCATCCTAGCTTGTTCACGCCTAGCAAGCAATTCTTCTGCCTTACGTTCTGCCAAAGCATCGGCATATTCGTCTGGTGAAGCAAACTGCTCAATTGGCGGGATTTCGACTGGGGTTTTAAGCTGCTTTTCAGCGGCTTTAGCAACCTGTTCTCTTTCCCACTTACGTTGTTCTCTAGCAAGTCGTTTACCAATAGCGGCATCTAATTCTTCTTGTGAGAAGGTCTTAGTTGCTTCTGCTGCTGGTTCTACTGCTTCCGGCGCTACTTCTTCAGCTTCAGGTGCAGCCGTTGCCACCTGTTCTGGCGCGGATAAAACCGCTGGTACTACTTCTTGTTGACTTTCGTCCATTTCGATGTTTCCTTAGAAACCCCGATGATCCTCACCGGTAAGGTTAAAGAAATTATATACCTTCACCAGGCGTAATGTAAATCTGACACGTTCCCGATGATGTGCGGGCGGTAAAAAACCAAGTTGGAACCAAAGAGAAAACCTCAATAGCGCCAGGTAATAAAGGAATCGCATCGCCAGTAGTAGTTACGGGCGCGGCGTTTGTAGCCGCAATAGCAGCGGTTGGGCCAGTACCTAAAAACGCAACCACGGTGCCTGCATTGGCTACGCGAAATTGATTGCGGGGGGTAAGGGCGGCAGTAAATGTTGGCAGAACTTGAACCGCAGTAGGTGCGGTGGTGTCGGCAGTTATGGCACGGGTAGTGCCGTTTTGCAAAAATGATGTGGTTTCAGACATGATGGTTCCTTGGTGGCGTTAGTAGGTTTATATCATTCAGCCAATGGTTCGTCAAGAAACACTAGCATCAAGCCTGCTTTTTGCAGGGCAATTTCAAGCGTTCCAAAGTACACCTTGCGCGGCCATGTGACATCGTTGCAAATAGTGTCTAGTTCGTTGTCATTAAAATACCCATTGGTGAGGTAGTTAGTAATTGGCAATTGACCATCAGGCGACGCTGGGGCGTTAAAGTAGTCAGGAAAGTCGGCTTGCGCGGCTGCTTGATCTGCGGCTAAAACAATGACGGTTGCGAGTGTAGAGTCCATTTAATAAGCTTTCGTTTTTGAGTTGACCCAAGTTTCAC